AAAAGTGTTGACTTAATGAAAAAACTTTCCGATTATTTAGGTTATTAAACCTAATAAAAAAAACATTATGGACGAAAAATATTTTGTTGCAAAATTACAGTATGACCTTCCTGACGAAAACTCAGGTAGGGTAAAAAAAATCAGAGAAGAAAAATTAGTTAGAGGTTATAACGTCACAGATGTGGAGTCAAAAGTAACTGAAAGGTTCAAAGATTTTACATACGAATGGAGAATTACCGCATGTGTTGAAAGTAAGATTGATGAGGTATTTGAATAATATCGTCTCTTTATAAGATAATTTTAAAAATCGGGTTAATACCCGATTTTTTTTTGCCATTAATATTAAAAAAACAACTTTTTTGTATATCGCTATATTTATAATAAAAACTATACAATAAACTTTTGCAATTAAAATACTAAAATGGCAGAAAAAAAACACAATCTAGTTGAAGAGGCACTATTACAAATGAAAAATTTGGAAGAAGCCGTAACGGAGAATGCAAAAGGAATACTTGCTTCTACTATGAAGGAAGAAATCAGTGAATTAGTAAAAGAATCTCTATCTGAAGAAGAAATTGAGATTGAAGATGAAATGTCTGCAGAAGCTATGGAAGGTGAAAACATGGAAAAAGAGTCAGAAATGACTGAACAAGAAGATATGGAACCTGAAATGGATATGGAAGACATGGAAGTAGAAGATGAAGATGAAATGGAGTCTGATGAAATGGACATGGAAATGGACATGGATGATGACGAAATGGAAATGGATTCTGATGAAATGCTAATGATGGACTTACCAGGTGATGACATGGAAGTAGACGATGAAGATGAAGTTCTTTTACCATTAGACTTAACCGACGCATCTGACGAAGAAATCCTTAAGGTTTTCAAAGCAATGGGTGACGAAGACGGTATTATCGTAACCAAAGATGATGATGAAATCACATTGAAGGACGATGAGACTGATGCTGAGTACAAAATTCAAATGGAAGGTGATGAAGAAGAAGAGGTAATCGCTGACGAAGAAGAAATGGAAGGCGAATACAAAGAAGGTTATGAAATGGAAGAAGAAGACGAAGTTGTTTACGAAATTGAACTTGGTGAAGAAGACGAAATGGAAGATGAATCTGAAGATGAATCTGACGAAGAGGAAATGAAAGAAGGTCAGGGTTATGATGACCGTGAAGACGAAAGATTAGGAATGAGACGTGGTAAAATTGCAGACAAGGATTTAAATTCTAAGAAAGCAAGAAGAGACGACGCACATTTCGAAACAAGAGAAGGTGAATATACTGAATCTTCTGTTCGTTCTAACGTTAATGGTCGTGCAACTAACAAAAAACCTCAAGGTTTCCCTAAGTCTTTAAAGAGACCAGCACAAAGAAATGAGTCACTTGAAAGAGAAGTTGCTCAGTTAAGAGAAAAGAATGAAGAGTACCGTAAGGCACTTAACATCTTTAAGGAAAAACTTAACGAGGTTGCAGTCTTCAATTCAAACTTAGCATATGCTACTCGACTGTTCACTGAGCATTCGACAACAAAGCAAGAAAAAATAAACATTTTAAGACGTTTTGATTCCGCAGAAACTATTAAGGAATCTAAAGGTCTTTATAAGACAATTAAAGAAGATTTGGCATCTAAAGAAGGTTCTTCAGTTGTAACTGAATCAGTTAAGGCTAAAGTACAAAAATCACCTTCTAAAGGTTCGGCTTCAAGTCTTATCGAATCTAAGACATATGAAAATCCACAATTCTTAAGAATGAAGGATTTGATGAATAAGATTCAAAAATAAAAATAAAAATAAAATTTAAAAAATACTAAAATGGGAGCATTATTAGAATCAGGTCTTGTTGGTAACATCGGTCTTAAGCACTTGAAAGTTATCAAAGAAGACACAATTAACAAATGGGATAAATTAGGATTCCTAGAAGGTCTTAAAGGACACGTAAAAGAGAACATGGCTCAATTATATGAGAACCAAGCATCTCACCTAATTAACGAAGCATCTGCTTCAGATAACTCAGGTTCATTTGAAACTGTAGTTTTCCCTATCATTAGAAGAGTTTTCTCTAAATTATTAGCTAATGATATCGTATCTGTACAAGCTATGAACTTACCAATCGGTAAATTGTTCTACTTTGTACCTAAAATTCAGGACAGAGTAACTGTTGATGGTTTAGAAAATCACTTCCAACCTTACGGAGCACCAAATAACACTGCAACTGACCCAAGTACAGGTTACACAAGCACAAGTAAGAACTTGTATGACCGTTTCTATGAAGGTGGTGAACCAGATGAAGACCCAGCAGGTTTATTTGACTACTCAAAAGGAGCATACTCAGCGAAAACTGGTGTTACATTATATCCTGTTATTTGGAATGGTGCATCATTAACAAGAGTAGGTGCAGACGATTTCTATACAGGTGCAACTACAACACCTGCGGGTGGTTTCAGACAAATATTGGTTGAAATGACTGGTTTCACTAGTGATGGTCAAGGTAAATTAATTGGACCTAACGGTAACGAGCAAGACACTGAAGAGTTCTTGTCTTCATTACAAGTTTACAGTGGTTCTGTATTCTACAACTTTAATGTTGTAACTCAGAAATACGGTAAAGGTATTGTTGAATATGGACAACAATCATCAACAACTTTCCCAGGTGGTAAGTATGATGATATTTGTACTACTGATGGTAAGATTTACTTATCTGTAGATGTTTCTTCACCTGCAGCTATTGGTTCTACATCTTTAGATGGTTACACAGGACAAACTTTCGCAGCTGGTGGTTTATATGACACATTAGTTGCTAAGTACAGAATTTACAAAGATATGGAATTCGAAGATAGAATCGGTGAAGTATCATTTGACCTTGAGTCAGTAACAGTTTCTGTAACAGAAAGAAAATTAAGAGCACAATGGTCTCCAGAATTGGCACAAGACGTTTCTGCATTCCACAACATCGACGCTGAGGCTGAATTAACAGCTTTATTATCTGAGCAAGTTGCGGCAGAAATTGACCGTGAAATCTTAAGAGACTTAAGAAAAGGTGCGGCTTGGACATTACGTTGGGACTACAACGGATGGAAGAGAATTTCTAACGGTTCTGTAAACTACAACCAAAAGGATTGGAATCAAACATTGATTACTGCAATCAATCAGATTTCAGCTCAAATCCATAAATCAACACTTAGAGGTGGTGCTAACTGGATTGTAGTTTCTTCTGAAATTTCTGCAATCTTCGATGACTTGGAATACTTCCACGTATCAAACGCAGCACCTGACCAAGACCAATACAATATGGGTATTGAGAGAGTAGGTACGTTATCAGGTAGATATCAAGTTTACCGTGACCCTTACTTCCCACCAAACACTGTATTGATGGGTCATAAAGGTTCTTCTTTATTGGATACAGGTTACGTTTATGCACCATATGTACCATTACAGTTGACACCAACAATGTACAATCCATTCAACTTTACACCAATCAAGGGTATCATGACTAGATACGCTAAGAAAATGGTTAACAACCGTTTCTACGGTAGAATCGTTGTTGATGGTGTTCGTACATTCGACTTGAACTCTTTAAGATAATATATCTTAAATTCAATAACAAAGGGGACCAATTGGTCCCCTTTTTTTATTTAAAGATATTTATAGTAATACACTAAACACAATTATGAAAAAGATAAGATTAACGGAGACTGATTTAGAAGAAATAGTTCGTAGAGTTATTAATGAACAGGAGGAGAAAAAAATAACCGTTAATATGGAAGGGACTTGGAACGCTGGTTTTCACAGTGTAAATCAATTACCCAAAGAGGTTAAGGCTAATTTAGATAAACAAAGACAGTCGATTGATAATTTTATAAAACAGAACAGAGGTTCAATTATAAAATTTGATATTCAGGTAGGTGAATCTAAGGTTACTAATTATGATGCCGAAAATAATAGAAAACAGTTAAATTCTGGTGATTTGGCTAAAATGAGGGGTGAATCAATTAAAAAATTATTCACTGACTACTATAAAGGTGCTGTCCAATCGGGTAATTTAGATAAGGTACCTGAATTTAAAATAACACCTATTATTGGTGGTCCCGATTATAGTAGAGAAGAATATCAAAAAAATTGTGGTAAAGAAGCAGGTGGTAGGGAAAGTCAAAAATGTAAAACTTTCTTTGAACAATATAAACCTCATCAATTTGTAAGAATAACTGTTGAGGCGATTGCCAATTTTGACTGTATAGTCAATTTAACTATAAGTGTTGCATATAAAGAAGAAAAATTACCTAAAGGTACGAGTAGACATTTTTGTAACAAAGCGGTTTTTAACATATTACTAAATGGTATTGTTATCGGTCGAGCAAATCTTAATAACAGACCATTTATTGAAAATAATGGTAAAGTTAATCATAGTAATGAAGTTGCCAATTGGAATCCAGGTCCTTTATATATTACAAAAAATAGAATAATAAGGGGAACTAAACGTCCAATAGCAACAAATTCACCTATAGAAACTAATGTTAATAGAGAATGTGCATTTAAATTAAATCCTCAAGTTGCACAAAAGATATTAGAAATAAAATCAACTAGTATTGACATTGCAATTCAAGGTGCCGTTGATGATGTTCATGCGGACATTCCTTATGTGACAATTTATAATGGAGATGAGGGTAATCGTAAATGTGTATATGCGGGATTCCCATCTGCTAAACTAACCAGAGGGTCAAAGAAGGTTGTCTATATTGGTTCATTAGATGCCTGTGCCGACAAAGTAATCAAAGGTTTTGGTAATAATGAATGTGGGAGTTAATCCACATTCATTAACGAATCAAATCTAATACTATCTTTTACCAAACCTAAACTATCAAATTTAATTGGTTCAGATATTGTATCTACAACTTGACCAAACACAAAAGAATCATAAACAGGTGATGAAGTGTCGGGATTGGAGTAATACTCATCAGGTTGACATAACCCATTGTCTTGTTTTACTTGTCCACAAGAAATTAATACGACAGTGATTGTTAATATGTAAAATAGTTTCTTCATAATGTTTTTATATAAAACAAATATAGTGATAAAAAATTAGACTACCAAACTTATTTTGAATAAATTCTTCTACAATGAGGTGAATCTTCACCAAAATACATACACCTTAAAATTTCGTTTTCAATTCGTAAAGGTTGAAACTCATCACTTGTTGATGGTTTGTGTCCATTAGACATTGCCTTTCTCATTATTGTTTCATTTTTAACGACTTTTGAAATTATTTCTTGTTTTGTCATAATATTTTTTTTTGGGCAAAAAAAGGGGGACCAAAAAGGTCCCCATTAACAAATTTTAATTTCTTACGCTTTGTGAACTTCAGGTTCAGGAACTTCCTGTTGTTGTTCAGCAGGTGGAGTAGTTAATACTCTAATTGCTTTTGAAACCACTTCAGATTCTTCCATTCCATATGCACTTCTTTTGTGTGCCGCTCTTGCCGCTTGTACTACACAGTACAATGCTTGGTCAGGAGTTAGGTTTTGGATAAAACGGTCCAAATCACCCGTGTTGTTATAGTTGATTACATTAAACAACGTACCAACTGGTTTTGGTTGTTCTTCAGTAGTTTCTTGAGTATTTACAGTCTCAGGAGTTTCTTCTAATACTTGATTCACTTGTTCTTCAACAGGGGCGGTTTCTGTTTTTTTAGTTCTTGTCTTACGAGTTGTCGGAGTTTTTGTTTCTTCCGATGTTTCTGTTTTCTTTGGTCTGGCCATTTTCTTACTATTTTTTAATTTTAATGTGAAAAGTTTATTCTCAGTTATATTTATCTAATAGATAAACAAATTATAGGAATAATCAAGCATGAGTGAATATATTTTATCCGAAGATTTGGCCGTGTGGTTTGGAAAAAAGAAAAAGAAAAAAGGTTCTTCTCAACCTAAGGGTCCGTGGGTGAATATTTGTAAAAAGAAAAAAGGTGGTGGTCACCCTCCTTGTGGTAGAAAAGATGCTGATAAGGGTGCATACCCTGTATGTAGAGGTGCTGGTGTTGCGGGTAAGATGAGTCAATCAGAAAAAGACTCGGCTTGTCGTAGAAAACGTGAAAAAGAAAAGAAAGACCCCCAAACAGGTAAAGGTCAAAAGCCAACACGTATTAAAGTGAAAAATTACAAAAAGAAAAAGAAGAATGAAGCGGTTGACCGATTGGTTAATTTGGTTTTGGAAAACAACAAACCTGTTATCTCTGAAGATTTAAAATACCATTTTGATAATAAAATTTCATTAACTGAAAACGTTTTTAGATACGGTAGTCCAAAATACTTTAAGGTAATTAATGAGGCTCGTGAATTATATAAGAAGGGTTATGGTAATTGGTCTGAAGAAGATATTGAAATATTGGAATCTGAAAGAGGTAAATTCTTTATATATAATGGTGAAAGATTACCTTTAGATTTTCCAATGATTAATGAACAAGGGGAAGATACGTCTTGGACAAGCGGTGAGGATACAATAACACTTCAAGATATTTTAGAACTCACAAAAGACATTAAAATTATAAACTTCCCCACAAAAAAATTAGCAAATATTGTCCTAAATTGGGATAATAATCCTGAGGAGATTGAGAGAATTTCTCAAGTGGAAGTATCGTCTCAATATCCTATTTTAATTATGGTAGATGAAAATGGTAAAATTCTATGGATATTAGATGGAAACCATAGAGCTCAAAAATCATTAATATCTAAAACAGAAACCATACCTGCTAAACTTATTAAACCTTCTGATTTAAATCCTACAGCTAAAAAAATATTTGGTTTATCAGAGGCCGAATATAAAGGAAAGAAAGTTGAGTTAAACAAACCAAAAACGGGTGGGTCTAAAAAATGGTATGTATATGTTCGTAATCCAAAAACGGGTAAGATTAAGAAGGTATCTTATGGTTCACCAGTAATGACTGCCAAATGGAATGACCCTGCAGCTCGTAAGTCATTCGCAGCAAGACACCAATGTGTAAAGAAAAAAGATAAAACTAAAGCAGGTTATTGGGCGTGTAGAGCCCATAAAGATTTCGGTAAGAATGTCTCAGGAAGATTTTGGTAATGGTATACAAACAACAAAACATATCACATAATACATTTAGAAGAGTATTCTCTGAATCTGTTGACTCAGGTGAATTAAAATGGCACAAAGACCAACACGACCGTATTGTTTTTGTTGAGTCAGGTAAGGGATGGAAGTTACAAATGGACGAGGAACTACCTCAGGACTTGCAAGAAGGACAAAAATACTTTATCCCTAAAGAGACATATCACCGAGTAATTAAAGGGACTGGTGACCTTAAAATTTCCATTATTGAGAATAATGGAAAATACAGAATACCAAAACCAGTAATGATTGAAATGAAAAAGGGTATTATGTATGGAAGAAAGTCCAAAAACGTAAACACTTTTACACAATCCTTAATTGAGAAGGGTTATGTGACAAAAGAAGATATGAAAGTTTTAAAAGAGTTTTTTGACGGAAAAATGAAATCCATATCTCTTAATGAAAACTTTAAAGGGAAGCCTGAACAACACAAAGAATATGTTGAGTGGTTATCACATGGTGGTGATGTTGGATATAAATGGTTAATTCAGAAATTAGTCTAACACAAACACAGGTTTTGGTTTAATACCGATTCTATATTTTTTACTATCGTAAGCTTTTGGCTTCATAATAAAGAAGTAATCCATTGCTTTTTCGACGCATGATGATTGAGTTTCATGAACCACTTTTTCAGTTCCGTCTTTTTTCTTTTTGATTAATTGGTAGGTAATCTGATTTGCCTTCATTTTGTTTTTTTATGAGTTTAAGCAAATATAAAAATTATTTTTTACCAGAACAATACTTTCCTGAACATCTTTTCTTTCCGTCCAACCCTGGCATCTTTCCCTTACATACTTGAACAGCATAACCGTTAGCATATGCAGATGGGTATACCTCAAATTTGGCCTTAGCGGCACTTTTACCACGAGCACATAATGTGGTATCTTTTTTCTTTTTAGTTTTACTTTTCTTTTTCTCGTTAATAACACGAGTGATGATTTCAATCAATTCCGCTTCTGTTAATTTTACTCTTTTCATTTTCTGTTCACAATTTGAAACTTGAGGGTTCTTTTATAAGTGTTAACTTCTCGGTCAGTAATCACTTTCATATCAATAAAATATTCGTTAGGTATCTTATCTTCTGTTGTAAACATAAAATAATGACCGTCAGGAGTACGATTTAGTTTGGTCCAATCCTGAACCTGAACTTCCGTTTTTCCCTCCCTTACATAAACTCGGTAATAAGCCTCAACCTTATTTAATACCTCGTTTGTCGTATATGCCTTTTTGATAATAACACCCACTTTGCGAATATCATTACCCAATATTTTTTCATCTTGTTTAATACCATAATAATCAAATCCGTATATCGATGGTTCGTTTGTTGTTGAACCGATTTGGTATAAGTTTGATAAATCATTAATAACAAACTCATTTTCAACATCGTTGATGCTCACACCATTAATGGATAATCCCTTCCACACATCGTAATACATACACGGTGTGGTATCTGCGGTTAATCCGTCAATCTCAACTTCATAAACTCCGTTGGTAACCTGACAGGTGGTTAAACCCGTAAAATTAGGAACGGGGTCCCCATTTAAATCAAGTATGTCAACAGTGGGTAAACTATCGAAATTTTGAGGAACTCCAAAATTATAAGAATATAGATAAAGTTTGTTTTTTCTTTGTTCGTAGAATATGTTGCGGTCATCTTCTATTAAATCATTATATGTTGTCTCTAAGAAAGGTTCATAGAAAGTCTGAGTGTGACGAGAAAAGAATCCGACTGAATAGTTTTCTGTTAAACCTGTAATATTCTCAACCTCAGGGTAGAAAGCAATACCCCATCCTGTAACACCCGTTGTTGAACCCGTTAGAATGTTGTTAATTTCGTTTGTCATATCAAACTCAATATCCTCATTACCAAACTCAAAGTGTTGTGTATCCACAATGGTTAATCCTGAGAAATTAAGTCCTGATATCGACTGACCGTTTTGGTTGTCATAAATTCCATTATATGACCAATTTGTTACGGTCTTGGCTTCAAACCAATTTGAAGGTCTTTCTGAAAATGATTTGTCCGTTGGTAGGTCCTGATTAAAGTCATAATAATCATATCCAACACCTTCGTCCCATGATTGAGGATTTCCTGTTGTACCTGACACCTTAGGTATTCTAAATAATACCAAATCAAATGATGTTGCTCTTCTTCTTCCGTTTGACCACTTATCATTAAGTAATTCTTCATCAAATGCAGACGTGTTGGTCATTCTTAACGTATGGGTCATTGTTTTGGAACAACCTGTAGAAATAACACCGTCAGAAATTTTTTGTTGTAGACCAGCTAAATCAATATTAAAGATAAAACGACTATAACCTAATGGTAGTAATACGTTATCTACTCGTCCGAAAAATAATTCAACAACGGGGTTTCTACCCGTGTTAGAATATGAATTATAAACGAGAGTGTTGTTTCTATTAAAATATGATTTAAAGACTGACATATATTCTTTTACTATAAATACTTAGTTAATCCGAATATACTTATTTAAAATCTTCTCCGCGTTTAATAATTCTTCAAAAAGTTTGTCTTTACTAACTCCATCAGTTGAAACTGGGTCAGGTGGGAGACCATGATAACCATGAACATGGTTCAATAAAAACTTAACAATTATGTTTAATAAATCCATTAACTCTTCACCTCTAACCATTGAAGATGTCTTCGGTTCAATTTCCGTGGCAACTGTTGTTTCACTTATTCCTGACAACGTATCTTTCAGATTAATTTTACCTGTAGATATCTTTTGAGATTTATGAGACAATAAATATAAAGTATCACTACCCATAATACCCACAGTATTTTTAATCTGTTGTTGAATATTGGGTATTACAACTTCTTTTTTTGGTTCAAAAGGTACCGTCTGTTGTATTTTTTCTCCTTTAACATCATATACTAATCCGTAACCACCTGTTAAATCACTTGGCGTTGCTTTAATCTGTGCCATTAACCTACCGACAAATAATCTTTGTTTTGTGGTTGCTGTTGAATCTGGTGAGATTATATTATATAACGATGGTTGAGGTCTAAAATAAAATGGATATTTGTTATTTGCATCTACCTTGTAATTAGGTAACCCTGTATTAATAGTTACTGTTGAATATTCTGGATTTGACTTAATAATATTGAAATCTCCCTTAATTAATGCTTTGAAGGTTTCATTTACTAAATTAATAACCTTTTGTTCAGGAAATGCGCTAAAATCTATTTGAACTTCAGGTACACCCTTTAAACTCTCGACATCACTATTAATATCAAAATTTTTGGTATTAATTTTTAATTTATTTGCTTCATCATTTGGGTTAAAGTTATAAATGTAAATCGACCCAGTATGTGAATCTTGATTACTATTTGTGGTTATAACATTATATTCAACCAACTTCTTAATATCTTTATCTAAATAATTTAAAGTATAAAGTTTTTTACCTTTAGAAAAGGTAGTTTTTTTATTGAATTGTGTTAGTTGGAGAAATGCTCTTTCATCATTTTTTATTGGTAACTTATTAGCTTGTAAATCTATTGTTGTCTTACCCGCTCTTAACTCAACACTATTCTTTTTAACAACAATATCGGTATTACCTCTACCATCTATTGAAATATCTGTAGGTGAACTCCAAACACCTTCAATATTTGGGTCTACTGCGGTACCATCAGTATTATATAATGTTACTGACTTTTTATTTCTTGGACCCATGTCGGTCACTTCATTGGCATCTTCACGAGGTTCATTATCCACTTTTGTAGGTGAAGAATGTATACCGTTAAGGTAAAACTTATTTTTTGTACTTTTTTGATTTAAATTAGCGTAGAATAAGATAACATATTCACCAACTTCAGGAACTTGTGCAAGTGAAAAAGGTAGTAACGGTCGGTAAATAAACGGGTCGTTATTATCCCAATCTGTAAATTCTAATGATTTTTCCTTATCACCTTCATTTTGTGATAAATCTTTAGCACGTATTCTCTTTAACCCCTGAGGGTCAACATTATTAAGACATTCTCCTTCAAATAGAATTTTATTTAATGATGCTTTATCGTTTCCCGCCATCTTACTTTACTCTTTTTTTGTACTCTTTAAGTAGTTGATTATATAAATTTTCAACACCGTCTAAGTGTCTACTAAGTTTTACAAGATTTTTTTTAGTCTCATTAAAATCTTCCTGTAAAAAATCCATAGCCTTTATTAAGTCACTATTGGGTCTACTTTCCCTTTCTGTTATTATTTTTCTTAATTTTTCTGTATCCATAATTAAAAAGCTTTACCTACTCCTCTACCAGGGGCTGTTAGACCCGCAACTACTGGTGGGACTGCTAATGGTGGTATGAAAACTTCAACCTTTCCGTTTTTAACTTGTTCTTCATATGTACCTTTTATTTGTTCTTGAAGGGCTTGTAACGCAACATTTGGCGCTCCACTTGGTAAATCACCTGTTGGTAATCCTAAACTTTGTAAGTTTTCGGTAACTTGAGCCATAGCTCTTGTTGGTGAAAATCCACCTAATACTGAACTACCCGCAAGTGCAAAAGATGGTATTGAAACTCCGGCACCTGCACCTGCTAAGCTAAGTAAACTTAATATTTCGTCAACTAAACTTTTACATTTTCTATAATCAATAATGCCTGAAACTGTTTGTAATATTAAGAAAACAACTGTAGTTATTATTTGAATTTGTTTTGATTTTGATTCTCTAATTATTTCCAATAATATAGTTTCAACCAACACTTTAATATTTTTTCTAATTAATTCAAATAATTCTTCCACAAAAACTGATGCAATTTTACTCATAGTCTCAACTATAAATGTTTTAAAATTATCAATAAAATCTTTGATTGAATCTATTCTTAAGCTAACCATAAACTGAGGTCTAATAGCACTTAAAATAACCATTAAACCTAATAACATTTTTGGTGATATTATTGATAATAAAACACCTTTTGGAATATTTTTTAATAAATCATTTTTTATTGCTACATTAATGTTTAATCCATTTGGTACTGTTAATTGCCATTTTTGATTGTTTGAAATATTCTCAACAGAACTAATAAACTTATCTATTTTTTGCTCTACATTTGAGTCATCAATATCTATAACTTCTCTAACTTGATTTGTTATGGATTCTGTATCAACAGGAAATTTTATTTTACCACAATCCTCAAATTCAGTTACACCTTTAACTATATTGTCAATTTCTTCTTCAATATTTTTTAAATCAAAGGAAGACATTTCAAAAAATGAATCATCGAGATTATCTAATTGAGATAGTTTAGCGGTACCCTGTACATCAATTTCTTCTCTTGAATCAAAACATAACCCTAAAATTCTTTGTATGATTTTACCAAAATTACTTTCACCTTCAATTTCAGTTTTTGAAAATCCTGCAGAAATATCGATGAAGTTTGTTAATATATTCATTATTTCTGCGATTATTGCGTTAAAATCAATAATATCTATTGACCCGTAATAATCCCTTAAAAAATCAGATAAGTTATTACCTGTAATTCTATTTGAAATATCTATTTCAAAAAAGTCACCAAATTCAATTGAACCGTTTTGTAGTGGTCTTTGATTAACATACCTAATATCCATTAATGGATTACCAGTTCTTCCGACATATGTACCACCATATTGAGAACTAAAATATTGACCTTGATTTTGTGTTAATCTATATAATTCTCTGTTCATTTGAAAAGGTAATACTCCGTTTTGAGGTGTACCTTTTTCATATCTAACATCCCACGACCCTTCGTTTGGGTCGTTTTTTAATAGATTTCTAATGTCAATTTGGCTAACTCTAATATATATTTTATCACTTGGGTCAAAAGTTTGTTCTTCTGAACAACCTGCGGTTTTCATTACTTCATCCGCAACAATTTCACCTAAACGACTTTTTGTGTTTTGACTCGCACTTAATACTTGTTTAATTAAGAAGTCTACGGTTTTAGAACCTTCAGCAGGATTTGATGGTATGGTTTCTTTAAATAGGTCAACTAAATCATCAAAAACAGTTTTTATTTGTTCCTGAGCTCGTTGTTTCACATCGGCACCAACATCATTTAATGTTTTCATTGCCTCACTCTTTGATAAATCAAATGAAGACGCACCTTTTTGAATGTCTTTGATTAATTTACTATTCTCTAAAGTTTCGTTTTGTGTAGAATAGCTCTTAACCTTACTTTTGATTTCTTGAGTACCTGGTAACGATTCTAATGCCATGGTTAATCTAATTTATAACCATCACCTTTTTCTTTGTCGTTATCTAAATCTTTTTGTATTAATGTTTGAAGGACATCATCATCCATGTCAGATAAACTGAATGATTCTTCATTTTGATTTGAAGATTTTTCCCATATTGTGGATTGGAGTTTAGATAATGACAATTTCTTTTCGATGGTATCGTTTATTATTTTTTGTTGTTCTTTGATAACAGGACCAATAACTGTCATATCTTCAGGGTCCTTTAACATGGCAAGCATTTTGTTTTGAATTCTAACCGCAGTAGTTCTCTGTTCCACCAACTCGTTGTAGATTTCTTGTAGTAAAGCCAAAACAGAGTCTTTACTTAAAACGATTTCTTTTTTCTTAGGTCTTGCCATAACTATAAATATTTAATATTCAGTTTTTAAAGGTTATTGAGTCTCTTGGTTAGTTCGTAATAAAGGTTTTTAAATTTTTTCATTGAGGTCCTGATTTCTTTTGTTGACATATTTGTCATTTCTCTGAGTGATAAAAGAATAATGTTTTTATTGAACTTATTGTTATCGGTACCAATGAATATTTGATTATAATTTTCAAATAATTCCATCAAAGCATAACCTAATTTTAATTCGTTATTGTTTAAGTCATTGTTTTCAATATATTCATTTAGTTCATCGATAAATTTTGTAATAACTTCTGTTGGTTCTATTTTTTCATTTTCAATATAGTAAATCATATCAGGTCTATTTTCTAATTTAGAAGTAATGTCCTCATATGAAATCTTTCTATTTTGCTCTTTTTGGTCTTTTATAATTTGACCCATTAAATAGTTCTTACATATAGTACCAAAATAAGAATATGCCTTTTTACCTTTAGCTGGTCTAAATTTGTCTACTTTTGTTATTAAAAATGAATGAGTATCATGATGAATTTCACGAAAATCCATATCTTTACGATATAATTTGTATCTACGAATTATGGATTCAATCATCTTATCCAAAGGTGCACGCAAATACTCATCGTAGATTTCGTTTTTTTCCGTGTAGGTAGACGCGGTTAAAAACATTCTAACCGCAGTCTCCTCACGCACATCAAAATAATTATTATTTTTAGGTTTTCTACCTCTCCTCTTTACTTCTTTTTCTTGATTCGGTGTAGATTGCCCACTTAAAGATTCGGTAAACATTAAGCATTTTCTGGTTCATATTTTATGTTCCTATCTTCAGTAAAAAAGTGTTCTCTTTTTGCCGACTCAATCCAAAATGCTACTTCATCCTCAGTTATCTTATTCTCACCATTTTTGTAATTCCAAAAAATGGACCCTTCTCTCATATTCATATGTTTATAACCGATACGTGGAATTGTCATAATCTTAACTGAATTGTAAGTTAGTCTGAGTAGGAACTCATAAACAAAGGTCAGTTTCATTGACGGTTTAAATCCTCCGTAATCTTCAAATAATGATTTCTTAACTACCATACCACTTGTTTGGAAGTTTTGGTAATTAAGTAAGACTTCATTGGTTAGATAACCAATTTCTGTGTTCATATTCGCTGCGAATGTTGCCTCGTTGGTAAATCCTGCGAAAGTACCTTTTTCATCAACATCAACAACCAAAGGTAAAAATCCATAAACATCAGAATACGCGTCAAGATATCTTTTTACATTCTTAAACCATATTGTTGCGTATTCATCATCAAATTCTAAGATTGATACCCAATCGTTTTTTGCGTTCTCAACACCTAAGTTAATTTGAGAACTAAAATCTGTTTTACCTGTGTTTTTAACCATATTTACGGTTAATCCGCTAAATTCAAAATCATTCAAATATGATACCAATGATTCTTCATCACTGTGTACAATAACCACCTCATCAACAGGTGTTGTTTGATTTTGAATAGACATGATGCTGTTTTTAAAATACTCATCAAACCCTTTAGATTTTGTTGAGTTAACAGGTAATATTACTGATACATTTAATTTATCTTCCATCTTCTATTATTTTTCTTCTGTTACTTTAAGTTTATCCACTTGCATTACAAAAGTTTCTTTTCTTGTATCCAAGTATGATTCAAATGTTGAAATCACTGAACTTTCAAATTCTGTACGGTCTTGAAATGCAGATGCGGTATTTAAACCTTCTTCATATAAACCGTCAGAGATATTATCCTCCAACCAATTCTGAATGAAATCTGCAATAATATCAGGTATCTGATTTAACTCATAAGTCCATACTCCATTTCCTTCCATCATCCATTCTGGTTTCATGTTTGGTACCTTACCAATTACAGGTGTTTTACATGCCATAGATTCGATTGGGAATGTTCCAAATCCTGATGTATCATCAACCCATACTGAAACAAAAGAATCTTTTAAATATTCAGAAAATTCTTCTTGGTTCAAACCTCTCATATCTCGGAAAGTAATCCATCTAAATTGTGGGTATTTCAAATAGAAAGTTTTGATAATTTTCATCGTATCTCTTTGTTCACGAGTATGAATGGAGATAATTGGTTTTGATGGTTTTTCTTTTGCAGTAAACACTTCAGGTATTAAAGGTTCAATAATATCAAATGTTACATTTTTGATAACCGATTTAATGTATTCCAATTGTTTTTCATTTGTTGTAATTGCCTTTAAGAAACCATAATCGGCCCATGTTTTACCTGGTTGTAATGTCTCCAACATATGGTCGTAAGCTTGGCACATAACAATTTTACCACATGGTAAATTTGATACTTGCTCCAATACGTGTCCGTAGATTTCAGGTACCACAATAAAATCTTCAGGTGAAATCTGTAGATTTTGGCCTTCGATTGAGAAGTGTGGTAACTCCATATATTGTTCACCTAACCATTCACCAACGCCAGTGTATTCCTTACCTTCGTGAATAATCATCGGGTTAAACCCATTATTTTTAAGTGTCAAAGCAATTTCATAGATATGTCTAATACCTGCCTTGGCGTTTCCTTTGGTGTCTTGCACCAAAAAATAAATCCTGACGGACTTATCCTCTAAATTTTGAATAGATTGCTCTACTTTTTTTAATAATTGTTCGTCCATGTTATAAATGTTTAATTATGCTGTATCTTAATAATGTATTAAAAGCAATTTTAAAGGGAAGACTTAAATTTTTTGAGTTATGTATGCCCAAATTTTCATCCATTTCTTCTCTTTCAGTTAAAACCACCTCCAACATCATTTTTATGGTCTCGTATTTTACAATACTAATATGTTGACCTTCTTCATCAAGAATACCATCTTCTTTATCAATTTCAATTTTCTTTTCTGGTTTTGGAATATTGATTATATTTTCCAACTCACCAAAATCTATGTAATAACTTTCCCCTAATACTTCTAACATCACTTTAATTTTAGTTTTTCATATAAATCCTTAACCTCTTTAAGGTTTTTTATTGTGTAATCTGATTTTACATCTTCATTATAAGATGTCTCATATTTTACAATAGTTTTACCTGGTAAAGGATTTTTTATTAAATTTGGATTCGCGGTAATAAGAATATCCACCTCATTCCACATATCATTTATTGTAATGTTAGAATAGAATTTAATTTTTTCAACCAAACATCCATATTTGGATAAGAAAAATAGTGTTGCAGGTTTTGACTTTTGTATTTCATCAGACACCACCAACACCTCGTGGTCATCTCTTAGTTCTTCATATATTTCATTTAATATGTTGAATGTGTTTGCACTAACTGATGGTGCATGTCCGAATATTTGCATCGGAAAATCGATATAGAAAAAATTAAATAAATCATCTTTATTTGGAAACTTAAAATGTTCCTCCAAATTATCTAATGAAGTAACAGGTAAATTAAGGGAATATTCAAATTCTTCATCATTGATTTTATCTTCCTCAAATTCTTCAGTTTCTTCGTTAAAAGATGAAGTTTTTTCTTGGTCAAACTCATCAATATAAAATTTTTGATATATCTGTTCTGACTTTAAAAAAGTGTCCCTTAATACTCCGTTTACATCAAAAGCTATTCTCATTGGTCGTATCTATTTAAAATCTTACTAATCAAAGGATTTCTAATAACATCTTTGTTTTCAAAAGAATATGTTCCAATACCATCCATTTCTTGAAATCTATTTACCGCATCATAAAGTCCCGATTGCGTTTTATCTTTATATCGGTCGGTTTGTTCGATATCACCTGATATGAAAAATTTACTATTAAACCCGATTCTTGTCAATAGTAGTTTCATCTGTGAGGGTGTTGAGTTCTGTGCCTCCTCAAAGATTAGAATTGAATTATCGATGTTCATACCCCTCATATATGCGAGAGCAAAAACTTCAATAATGTCATTATCTTTTAATTTTTCTCTTGTTTCCTTACCTATAATTTTATTCAAAAGGTAATACGATGGAAAAATATAAGGGTCCAACTTTTCTTCCAAATTCCCTGGTAGTGAACCCAATTTTTCTTCTGCCTCAACCGCAGGTCTTACAATAATAATTTTCTCATAAGAATTTTTAGGGTCCATTAAAAGTTCAACCGCAGCTTTCATTGCGATATACGATTTACCAACACCCGCAGGTCCCGTACATACCGTAATCTCACTTTCTTTTAAAATATCATAATATTCTCTCTGACTATCTGAAAGAAATTTGTTTCTTGGTTTTTTTCCTATGATATTGTTAATTAAATCTTTTTTAGTCATCTTTGAGTTCTCCTCAGTTTTTCTAGTTCTATTTGCCATAAATTTTTTATTAATAAATTAAAGACGGTAATTGTTTCATCCAATAATCAATCATCTCGTCTAACATACTTTCAAATGTATAATTAGGCTTCCATCCTGTTTTACTTCTTAATTTACTACTATCACCTTTTAAGTCTTTTAACTCTTCAGGTCTAAAATATTTTTCATTTACTTTAACATGTTTATTAATATCCAATTCTAATTTACCAAAAACATATTCTACCAAATCCTTAACCGAATGTGATATCCCTGTAGAACATACGAAGTCATCTGGTGTGTCTTGTTGTAGAATTAACCACATTGCCTCGACATAGTCCTTTGCGTGTCCCCAATCTCTTGTGGCATCCATATTACCCAATACCAATTCATCTTTTAACCCTTTCTTAATCTCCACCGCAGTTTTAACAACCTTATTGGTGACAAAGTTGGTACCTCGTCTTGGTGATTCGTGATTAAATAAAATTCCGTTTGAGATAAACATACCATATGAATTGCGGTAGTTTCTTCCGATGTTATATGCAAATACTTTTGAACATCCATAGGGGGATACTGGATTCATAGGGGTTGTCTCCCTCTGATATCCATCATCATCAATATTGTTACCAAACATTTCAGAAGATGATGCTTGATAAACTTTGATGGTGGGGTCGATAAGTTTTACTGCCTCTAAGAGATTAAGAGCACCGATACCCGTAACATTTGCCGTATAGATGGGCTGGTCAAAAGATATTCTAACGTGAGATTGTGCAGCAAGATTATATATTTCATCAGGTTTACATTTTTGAATTATTCTAACTAATGATGACAAATCTGTCATATCAACATATTCCAAATTATTTTTAACTTGGTAATATGTTTCACCTAATCTATTTGTTTGATTTTCTGAAACAGAATTTCTTTTAACGGTTCCCCATACCTCATATCCTTTTTCTAATAAAAATTCTGTTAAATACGAACCGTCCTGTCCGTTAATACCTGTAATTAAGGCAACTTTACCTTCTCGTTGTTTCATAATTTTCAATAAACCAATTTACCGTTTCTTTAATTCCGACCTCAATTGGTGTAAATTTAAAGCCAGGTAAGTAATGTTTGATTTTTGAATTATCTGATGGTTTTCTAAATTGACCTTCAGGTTTACTTGTATCAAATATTACCTCACCCTTAAAATTAAACTCTTCTACCAATAAATCAACTAAATCTCTAATTGATATTTCTTGTGAAGTTGTAAGTATAATTGGTTCATCTTCGTTGTATTCTTCCAAAACCCATTCTGTGAGTCTTGCAACGTCTTTTGAATAAATGAATTCTCTTAATGGTTTTCCTGACCCCCATACTTCAAAAGGGGTATTATTTTTTTGTGCCAAATACATTTTATGTATCAACATCGGCATTACGTGACCATGTTCTAATGAGAAGTTATCGTTTGGTCCATATATGTTTGTTGGTATAACTGACTTATATTGAAGTCCATATTGTTCTCTATACGCCCTGATTTGAACGTCTGCCATTCGTTTTGCGTAAGCATATGCATTATTTGATGTGTGGGGTTCACCTAAGTGTATTTTTCCCTCTGTGAGGGGATATTCTACGTTGTCGGGGAACACACATGTTGATAAGAATGTAACTAGTTTCTTAACACCATTTTTTCTTGATTGTTCAATTACGTTGGTGTTCATCATTATGTTATCATAAAAGTATTCTCCTTTATATTTCATATTTGAACCCAATCCTCCGACCTTTGCTGCGGTATGTATAACTTCTGTTGGTTGATAAAATTTAAACATTGATTTAACACTTTCTGTGTTTCTTAAATCAAAATGGTGTGAGGAAATTTTTACATCACCATTTAATGCCGACCCAACCAATCCATTCCCTGTTATTAATCTCATATTACCACAAATAATTTTTTTCTTTCAGTTGATATATATTTTTTTCAAAATAAGGGTAGTAAACGTAATTCTCAATTAAAGTATGTTTAGGTAGTTTCGAAATAGTATTTGAGGATAACTCATGAATTACATATCCATATTTTTTTTCTATTAATTTTTTAGCAATATTTTCAGTATTATTAGTATCATTTGGATACGTATTATCAC